TGTATCATTTCTGCTAGATGACTGTCAAATGTTTGAGGTGTCATAGGAGCGTGTTCCATTTCTGCATTACGCTCTGCTCTCTTCTTCATTCTTTCAATGTCATCATAGTAAAATTCATCTTCATCATCCAATAGCATTTTGATTCTCAAATCAATAAGTGCTCTCACTGTAGGATCTTGTGGACCTGCTTCTGTTGCCAATTTTATAAGTCCCATTTCACTGTGTTTGTCTTGAATGTTATAGTTGTCTGGATAATCAATCTTGCCATCCCAAATCTTGCTTTGGTACTGTGCAATAAAAGTCCAAATATGTTCTTCACCCAGTTCAAGCATATCGCCTTTTTCAGCAAGTTTTGAATTCAACTGTTGAAACTCCATCTCTCTTGACACACCACTCATTGATGAAGCACGGTTTTCTCTCATTGCTCCTAGGTGTGCAATTCTGTCAATGGCATCTACCTTTGATTCAATGCTGTTGTATAGGCTTTCTGTTGAAGCGCCTGTTGGTTGTAGCAGATATGGTTTTAGTCCTGGATCCATACCTTCATCAATTTGTATAATAGCACCAGCACCAGCACCTGCTTCTGTACTTGCAGTTTTAACTAGGCTTGGATGTCCGCTTAATCTAATGTTTTGTTCTACTTCTGAATATTCATTGTAGATTGCTCTTTGCAAATCTGCAATATCATCAATGTCACTAACACCAATACCACGCATAGGTGATTTTTCACTGTATATGCAAGTGGCAGGAATAACACCCAGTCCATTTTCTTCAACTATGGTTTGAGTTACTTCCTTTTTGTCTCTGTCAACAATGGTTGTAACAATAGTATCTTCATACCATTCTTTGTAAACTACTTCATTCTCTACATAGTCTTCAATATATTTTAGATAACTCAGTTTGTATGTGCCATTTGGGGCTCTTTCATAACGCCAATCTAACATATTAAGGGCACTTACAAGGCTAAGATAAGGACGAGCACCATTTATCAGTTCTTCTGCACGAGTCTGTGCATTTGAATTTGGTTTGGTTACCAACACCCAACAACTTCCAAATACTGAACTGTATGTGCTAACATCTTTCATAAACGCATTCAAACTTCTGCCTTCTTGGTCCGCGTTTGCAAGTAAATCTTTTAGGATAGGATCATTTTCAAGGCTACCATATTCTCTATATACTGGATTACGGAATAGGAATGAGTTGTATATAGAAATAACGCCTTTGCAATGATTGTCTAGTGGAGTAACAGCCAGTCTATCTTGATATTCTGTTTCTGTTTCCATATTGTATCTTGTGAGATACTCTCCCCCTCTATAGGCATTGCCTCCCATATACGAGTGTATTAGGTATTTCCATCTTTTGTAATTGCTGTCATACAGGTCGTTACCGCCTGTGATTTTATCGTAACTCATTCCTTATTCTCCTATCCTGTGTCGCCACACTGTTGGTTGGTTATCAGTATTCACATCACGACGCAATGGATTCAATATTGAAATTGCATATCCAAGGCTGTCATTAAGGTGATCGTAGCCTGATTCTTTATCTGGTTGTGTTGTTCCTTCTTTGTATGTTTGTCTTTCTAGACATTCAATTTGAAATCTACATTTAGGGTCAACCAATAAATTTCTATCTCCTGCTGTTGAACATAGCATACTGTTCACAGCGTTTATTCTATCTCTAACTGGTGGATGCCTGTTTGGTGCCTTTACAACAAAACCTGCGTTCTGTAAAATAATTATGTCAGTCATTCCACTGGCGGAAGTTTTTCTCTGTCTACCGGCTGGATCTGGATATGCCCATATCTTGCTTTTAGGATATCTTGTTTTGATCTCATTAACCAGTTCATCTGTATTACTTCCAAAAATTCTTATTTCATCAATTATGTGATACACACCATCTGCTCTTTTATACATCACACTTGCACTCATAGGATCAATGTTAAAGTCAATGCCTATGTGTAATATTTCTGGGTATGCACCTTTTTCTAAATCATATTCTTCACACTGTTGCACATTTTGTTTTCTGTCAAATGCGTAATATATCACGCCACTGTATGTGACAAACTCTGCTCTATATTCTTGGTTGTATGTTCTTTCATCCAATAACTTTCTAGCACTTTCTAATTCTTCTACTGGTACAAATCCACCTTCTTCTGTTGTGAATTGCCAACTGGCCCATTCGCCATCTGCTTCTGGTAGTGTGTATAAATCATAGAACCAATTGCGTCCTTTAGGTGTGCCTAAAAATAAAGCACTGCCTCTACTGTCACTCAGTGTGGGGCGTATTGATTCATAAAATGCTTCTGGCTTTATGTCTGCTACCTCATCCATTACAAGAAAGTCTACCCTGTTACCTCTAAGACTGTCATAATTTTCTGCTCCCTTAAGAGCAATTTGACTGCCATTCTTTAAATATATTGTAAGTTCCGCTTCATTGATTTTGTCTATCCAATGCAGTTGGAATAATTTTCTTTTTAGTTTTAACCACCAAACATTTTTTGCCTGTCTATATGAAGGACACACTGCCCAACATACCTTGTTTGGTTCACTTGCAAATTTACATATTTCTCTAATGCCCAGTGTTGTTTTGCCAAGTCGTCGTCCTGCTACCAGTGTTCTAAAACGACTATCGCTTGTTGCAACCGTTGTCTGTGCAGTGCTTAATGGCATTATATGTCCTCATCCGTCCAAGGTAAAGGTGTTGAATTATCACCTCCCATTGGATTCTCTGATTGTCCTAGTAGGTTCTTGCCTAGGAAGATTAACATTCTTGGATCACCATCCATTGCTCTAGTCATTTGTGTTCTTCTTATACCCAATTTACCGTTTGCTTTGCCTTCATCTATTTCTTTTTTGTATTTCTTTTCAAGTGTGCCTTTGGAGATGCCTGTAACCGCAGTGATTTCTTCAAGACTGCAATGGATTTCACTCAATCTTCTCACAAGATCTCTGTTAGCCTTTGCGACTTCTTTGTAATCCGGTTTTTTTGCTTCTTCAGGCGTGTCAGTCATTAGATAAAACGCTCCTCAACCTTAACACGGAATCGTCTTACATCAATATCTCCGTTGTCTGTGGTAATTGTTACCTTAATTGTGTATATGTTTCCAGCAGTTCCCCCGTTCAGTGTTACATAACCCTTTTGAGTTGATGTAACAATGCCACTTACCACATTGGTTAATGGGTCAGTGTCACCAGATATTGTGCTGATTGCCACTGCAACAGCGGATAGAGTGGAGCCTGTGGGCATCCAATCAGTCCAGTCTATAGTGTATGTCAGTTTACTATCTGGGTCTTTGGGAATATAACTGCTGACAATGTCTTGTTTGAATCCTGTTATGTCAGTCACGCCAGTTCTCTCCTTCTTGTGTATGTGGCAATTGGAATGCCCAAGCGTCTTGTTTCTTGAGGGACCAATAGGCCGTTAGTTTCCTGTATTACAGTATTTACCCTATTCTCCTTATCTAGTAAGAAAACACCTGTTTCTGGTGTGACTTTTAGGGTTCTTGTCTCTTGTTCAATATTGTATTCACGATAAGGATCAAATGTAACCAATTGTCCTATTGCAAGTGTTGAACTGATGCCTTGTAGGTTTGCCTGAACATTTCTCTTGATGTAGTTTCCTACAAATCGAACTGTAACTGTGTTGTTTAGTGTTGCACTTGCAGGTGTTGTTTCACCCTTAAATGATATAACACTTTGACTGCCTACACCTTGCAGTGTTAGGCTTATGCCTCTGTTTGCATTTGGTATGCCTGTTAGACTGGTTGTTGCTGTTAGAGCCGCTTCTGCATTGGTTAAGATGTCTATTGCAGTTGTGGCAATTAAATTAGCACTTGCACTAATCTCAAGGATTGCAGTTGCTGAACAACCGGTAGTTGCGGTTATGTTTTGAGGCCCGCCAAATGCAACAACACCACTACCTGTAAATTGTGTGGTAGTGTTCAGTTGAACTGGTTGACCTCTAAGAACACCAAGTGGCGCACTAACACCAGCAGTAGAATTAAGAGTTGCTGTGGCAAGAGTTGTTTGACCAACATTCGCCACCACATTCATAGTAGCAGTCGTGTCAAAGGAAACTGGTCTACTGTCTTTGGCTAGGCTTATACTCGCACTTATATCACTTTCTGCCGCAATAACAAATGTAGGACGACCCCATACTTGACCCCAATATGTTTGCCAAGTTCTGTTTTGGTATTGCCAAGCCTTGTTGTTGCTTTCTGTGATTGAATGTTGCAGTCC